CTGTACCGATACCTCCAGATTCTGATATGATAAAATCACAGTTTTGTATTAACCTTCTACCATTATGCTCAACTATGATATGAAATTCATTATCTTTAAAATTACCTTCAAGAAACTTATCCCCAGGAGCTACGGTAAATGTTCTATTTGAATTATTTCTAGGACCAATCATAGAGAATTCGTTTCTCCAAAGATATGGAACCTCAGCTGAAACATAACCATCAAAGGTCGCGTCCAAGCCCTCTGTAATTCCTGCATCTATAAGAAATTGCCTATGGCATGGATCAAACTGTAGAAGATCAATATTCGACTCTATAACTCGAATTTCACCTGCAACAATCTTGATGTAAAGCTCACCTTTCAAAAGAGAGTGTCGTATATCAGCTTCGGAGACATATGGAATCTCCATAAGATCTCTGGACATGCCGTTCTTAATTGGGTACTTAAATATACGAATGCGCTTGCCACCTTCCGCAATATTCTCAACACGAAATACGGTGGGGCACTGCTTTTGATACCAAGTTTCAAACCCTACTGCTGGCATGTAATCCTTTTATTCCACTACTGAATCAACAATCTTAATAGTAATAGTCCTTTCAACTGACTTCTCTCCTGATCTTCTCATTGGAGAGCCAAACAAAGCACCAACAGAATCATCAGACTTCTTATCCATATTGAATACAATAGGATTAGTGTTATTACCCTGACCATTATTTAGAGCGCCAATAACTTCCCTCATATCTGCATCTCTTCTTTGATCAGCAAGCTTTGTTTCAGTCTTCTGATTCTGCACAATAGCCTCAAGTAAAGAAAGCATTTTATCATTAGAGTCATGCACCTCACCAGTCTTTCTAGACTGTTCAAACCCTCCAGTTGACATAAGGAAATCTCCACGATTCTTTAAATCTTCATCCTTGGAAAGGAGTCTCTCCCTAATCTCTGACTTGGAAGCCATCTTTATATCTTCCAGAGTGTACCTATAGCGGTTATAAATAAGCTGCTCAAGGTAAGAAAGATGTGGCTTAAATACTTCTATATTAGAATCACCTGCTCTTTTTAATTTAACCCTGTCTAGATTTGTAGATAGAACCCTAACATATGAATCATGCCACTCTGACTGAGTATCAAACTGTTCCTTCAGCTCTGCTACGACTTCCTGAAGCTTATCAAAGACTACAATTTTTTCTTTTGATTCATCATCGATAAAATCCTCTGACCTATGCCAGTGCTGAAGATTTCTCCTTGGATTTCTATCCTTCTCCTGATCTACTCTTCTAGTATCAAATGCAACCTTTTTAATACCTGCGTTTAGCTCGTTTAACGCTGCTACTCTTGCAGCCCTTTCAACGCCCAAATCTTCGTCTCTAGATACGACTTTGAAATGCTGCTCAGTTGGGCATCTTGTAGATTTGGTCTCAATATAGAATTCAAGATCATCTACCATTTTTGCTGTTAGTGCTATTTTAGCGTCAAGAGGAAGTTTATCAGTCATGTTAATCCGGAATGTAGTTACAACAAGCTAAAAATATGTAAGAATATGCCTCTTTATATATCGGCAAAAACAAAGGGCCCTCCCTATGGGAGAGCCCTTGTAAATTATCGCTGTTAGCTATCAGCCAGCAAGAGTAGACTTGCGACCAACTGCAGTACCACGAGGGTTAACAATTCCGATTCCGATTTCCTCAGAAACAACCCAACCAAGCTTAAGCTGCTTTGGCTCGTCTGCTGGAAGAACCTCGATATCCTGACGGATTGGCATAACACCAACGAACTCTGGGTCAGCTGCACCGAAAACAGTTCCTGGAGGAACAATCTTTGAAACCATAATGTCTGCGCCCCAGATCTGAGCGTAGAGACCAGTCTGAAGGATCTCGCGCTGAGTTACTGGGTCAACCTCACCACCACCTGGTCCCTGGCCACCGCCAGATGCCCAGTTGAGGATATCGTTGAACTCATTGATGTTCATGTAGTACTTGGTTGTAACAAGGTCCCAACGATCAATCTGAGCCTTGATCTCAACGAGGTCACGCTTAAGAAGACCACCATCGGAGATGTCCTGAGCGGTGTTCTCAACAGTTGCAGAGTTATTAATAGCAGCGAAGACGTTTGCATCTTCCTGTGCCATAATCTCTTGACGTGCCTTCTGGACTGCACGGTCGATTACGTTGAAACGACGACGACGAACCTCAGAGATACGAACGGTTGGGTTAGCGTAAAGCTCGAAAGTTGGAACTGTTACACGGTCACCGAAAACGCGAGACTCTGGACCAGAACCGTTAGAAGAAACAACAACTGCTGCAACGTCGATATCACGGTCATAGTTCGGATTGACACCCTGACCGAGCGGATCGATCACGAGTAGACGACGCGCTATGCCCTGGTAGTCAAGGTTACGACGAATTGGGTTAGCCATTGACTGAGCAAGAGCAACCTTTCCGTCCTGGGTGAGAACTGCGCGAGAAACAAGCTCATCTGTCTTTGCGTCAGTGATCTGTGGTTGACCAGCAAGAGCAACATTTGCTGGCTGATTTTCTTCAAGAATTGAAGCGTACTTTGCGAGAGTTGTGAGCGCGTCCTTTACGGATGCTGCGTTCATATCTCCCTGTGCGTTAAACATTGACATATTGTTTATCCTATTATAGTTAAGTGACTGCCCGACTTACGCCAACAATCTGGTTTATTAGTTTAATATAGGCCACTAAAAGCCGGAAAAGCGAAGCCTTAACGAAAAGGCCTCGCTTCAATACTATCAGATCATTGCTGGTCCGAACTCAATGAGTGCCTCAGTGAATACCTGCTGCTGCGCTACACCTGGAAGGCCAACTGGGGAGTTAGCTGCAGATGCAAGAGAGATTGGAGTAGTCACGAGAGAACCGTTAGTCTCAAAGTTGAGGAAACGTCCCATGATAAGTGGGTTTGCATCAGTTGAATCATTAACAACTGCACCACCAGCATTTGGTGTAAGAAGTCCACCGTTAGCGAATGCGTATAGTGGGTCACCAATGGTGAGAGTTGGGTTAGATGTCTGAAGACCCGTTGTTGCGTTCTGATCGGTTGCATCAAGAGTAACTGCGTATGTACCTGGCTTGGTCCAAAGAGTTACCTTTCCAGATGCTACTGCTGTGTGTGGTCCAAGGAAGGTTCCAGTAGAACCTGGTCCAAAGGACTCCTGACCAACAGTTGCGCCAAGAACAGAGCCGAAAAGAGTTCCGTAGCCAACGCCGCCATCATCAGTAAGACCAACTGGTCCTGTAACCTCAGTACCAGAGCCACCGTTGTTAAGAACTGTGGAAACTACTGGGCGAGTTCCTGGAGGTGTACCAACATAGCCATCACGACCATCAGCATCTGCTGCTGCAAGGTCAGAACCAACTGCAACACCTGTAATGATAGCGCACTCGCCACCCTTGATTCCTGTAGCAACGTCTGCAACGATTGTATCAACAGCGTCAAACTGTCCGAGAGGCTGAACGCCTGCCTGCTTTAAAATTAATGCCATAATTATTTTCCTTTTGCGTCATTTATGATCGCAATATACAAAGGGTCTTACATCTTAAAAGTCTTACTTCTAATTTTTATACCCATCTAATGATAGAATTTGATAGAAAATGAAAAATTTTTTCATTTTTCCTCAGTGTTCATCATATTAATCATCTGAAGAACACGCTCATCCATATTATCAGGGGCTAAGTCCCCTGGTAAATTCATATCCATAACACCCTGTCGCTGTGATTGATCAGGGTCTGGTTCCTCTATATATCCTGGAGGAACGTTCATAAACCTCATCACATCTGGAATGTCATTCTGACCGCTCTCCATCTGTGCATCTAAGGTATCGAGAGTTGCCTGAGCTTTTGAAATAAGCATTATAGACTTATGTAGGTCTTCTAGGGATGCTTCATAATTAAAGCCCCTTTTATTCCAGAGCTGTCCAATCACTGCCTGATTATCAATAGCATTGGCAATCTTCTTCTCTGCTGCCTTGCATGCAGACTCAAAGCCCTCGTCTACCTCATGATTGAAAGGCCCAAAGTAGAGCTTCCCCGTCAAAGGATTATCCTTTGCGAGGTACCTCTTGAAATCTAGTACCTTCTTTTCATTAGACATTAGGCTCCTGGTGCTGCCTTAAGCTCATCGAGCTGTGCTTGTAACTGCTGGTTCTGCTGCATTAGCAATTCCATCATCTGCTGCTGAGACATTCCCTGTGGAGATGCAGCCTGAGTTGCAATAGTATCAGTTACCTGCTGAGCATTTGCTGCAAAAAGGTTTTCAATTGGCTGAATCTCAGCCTTCTGCTCCTGAATCTGCTGCATCACTTCCTGATGTGTCTCTGTATAAATATTATTGTAATTAGCAATTGACTCATCAAGACCAGAAATTGCTCTGGTAAGCTGATCTGTTGGAGCCTCTGCCTCAATCCAATCAAGCAATGCACGAGCATCATCCTCCATCTCCGAGCCAGTCCAGCTCTGACT